TAACATCGTCCATGAGCAACTTTATGGATTTTTGATTATCTTCGTTGACAATAGATTCACAAACAACGTCATCAATTGCACTCTCGCATTCGGGGTGCATTGACATTTCTCTGTACTTGTAAATTAGATCGGCGTCAGTTCTAGTAACGCCGTCTAGATCTAGATATTGACCGAAAAATCCAGCAGATGCCTCTACAGTAATTGCATCGTTCGTATCTGGAAGTACGAACGATTTGCGTATCTTCTTACCTTCTGTAGAAGAGAGAGTTTCTTTACCCAATAATTTAAGACCAAACAAATCTTTTAAATTTGCCATATTATGATTTCACCAAATTCCTTGAAACTTTTTACGAAGAAACGCCGCTATCTGATGTGTAATACTGATATTGAATCGTAACTCCAAATTGTTCAACTGCTGTTGCTGGTTCAAAGTTAAGGTCTATAGCAGTAATAGCTGAAGGCCAGCAATCCACAAACTTGTATGTCTTTAGATCGGATCCATCACGATCCAACTGTGTTACCTGCCACTGAAATGCATATTGTGCAAGTGATCCACGACCTTTGTGAGATTCTATAGTAGAGATAATATCACTCCACTTTTCAAATGCATTTCTTAGTGCCCAATTAGTATCATTGAGTACCTGAATATTCCATTCAGGAAAATCGCGTTCTCCTGCCAATCTCATTGGACGACCCAAGAAATTAGTAGTAATAGGAGTTAGTGTGATGGGAGGAATGCTTGCTGCATTGCAAAGAAATCTTATCTGTGATGCTGGATTAAGACCTGCTACTGCGGCTGCCTCAGCAGGCCAAAGGCCCTGCACCCTAAAAAGATTTGATCTAGCACCTCCGCCAATCAATTCTTGCTTAAATCTATTGATAAATGGGTCTGCCATTTTAAACTAACTCCTTCTTACTATATTTATTGGTTAACTTCTCTACTTTAATCCAATCTTTATACGCTTTTAATTTTCCGCTGGACATCTCATAAAATGCATTTGATTTATATTCTGGATTTTCCCGACACCACTTTTTAAGGTTAGATATTTCTAAAGTTGTACCATCTTTATTTGTTAATTTCCAAATTTGTGCATTGTATTCGTGGCCCATCATTTCTTGTCTGTGAATTTCTTTTCTTGCTGCTAGATGGGGTGTTCCGTGAATCTTTGACCACGCTCTTATTTTTTCTTTGTGTTCTTCTGATAATTTCTTACCAAGGTGTGTTTCTCTAATACGTTGTATACAATACTCACTTGGTTTCTTACCCTTATTAACTTCACTTAAATGCTTTTTCTGTTCGTCTGAAAATTTATATCCGCCTTTAGTATTTCCTGTGCTTCCTGCATTAGAATTATATCCATTTTCAAAAGAATTGTATAATTTAATATAGTATCTTTCTCGCTCAATTACATCATCACGAGAAATATTATCTTCTATTAACTCAATTTTCCAGTCGTTTATATTTTTATACTCAGTTAAAGCAATTGACATTTTTGAATTTTTATATCTTCCTGCATCTTTACGATGTCCGGAAAATCTACGTTTCAAAGAATTTTTAGTTAGGCCAATATAGCATAACCCAGTAACCAAATTAGTAATTTTGTAAATCTTATGACTCATGAATTCCTCGATCAAACAATTCTAGAGAAGATTTTTACATCTTCTCTAGATATATTTATATTAGTTTCCTGGAACTGTTAGAGCTGCTACTTCTTCGAAGTTAACCCCTGTTGGAGTAGATATGAAGTTAAGCTGTATATAATTGATACTGCGCGATGGTTTAATATATAAATCAGCAACAAATCTATTAGAATCTATAACAACTGGTGTGTTATTACTTTCATCACATATTACCTTGTAATCATAGATGCCTCTACGAGCCTGTACATCCCGTAGGAAAGGTTCTACCATGCTTACAAACATGCTGCGAGTGAAGGCATCGTTGAACTCAAACAACTGATACTTGGCAGCAATTGCTATTGCTTTCTCAAGAACAATGAAGAGTCTACGAACGTTGATCCGATCAAATGCAGATGGCTTGGTTTGAGCAGTTCTGTCACCGTACAGAATTGTTCCTTCTCCGGGGAAGGTTACAACTGGATTGATGCCCTTTGGATAGATTGAATCTCTTTCTGTCTGTGATGGATTGAATGCTAGTGAGATTACATCGCGGATATTTCCACGATTAAATCCTGCTGGGCTCCACCAAGGATCATTGGTTTCATCGGTTCTTGCACAAAGACCAGCAATATCACCGTTTAGAGGAACCCAACGGGTTACGTCAGCATAACGATCATACTGCTTCTTGTAACCAGAATCTATGAAGGCATAAGAATTGCTTCCTATGTTATTCTTAAGAGTGGTACAATTTGAGATTTTTGTAGCAGAAGTTGAAAGAGGATTGCTATTTGGAGCAGAGAAGAATGCTACACAGTCTTTGCGGGCTCTGGCAATCTCGGCTACTGTTTGTGCATCGGTTCCATAAAGAGGACCACCAAGTAGAAGTGAAACGTCTACGTTGTCAGCATCTGCAAAATAGTTTGTATATGAAGATGCAATCTGGCTTTGTGATGGTACAGATCCTACTGCTCCACCGGTAAAGGCAGCAATATAAAGACCACCAGTAGCACCCATAGAAAGGATACCAGCAGTACCAGAAATAGTGCCGTATGTTGTTGGAGTTGTAGATGCATGAACGCTCATTCCAATTGGAGGATTTAGTACCCATGCATATGCAGAATCTGAGTTGATTACACGTTTAAAGTAATTGCTGCTTCCATCACTCTTGCGAGCATCAGAAGCCTTGCTCAAACCTTCGTAAAGCTCTAGAATTGAGCCTGTAACACCTGAAAATAGCCCGTCTTCGTCTATAATAGCAACGTGAACTTCGTCGTTTGCAGAAGTACTTCCGTTGATATTCTGCACAAACAAAGATGTTCCCGGAGCAGATCCAAAGTTACCGGACAGCGACCAGTTATTAAATCCTGATACGCTATCGCACATCTCTATTCTTAGAGAATTGCCAAATGCACCTGCCCATTTGGCGGCAAAGAATGCAACTGTGTTGGTAGTATAACCACCATCATTTACATTGTAAACTGCATCATACTGATCTTGATTCTTAATCAGATAAGAAGGTGCAGATCCAGTAATGCTATTGGATGCAACGGCATTTAGAGCATCACCAGATGCTCCGCGCACAATCTGAATGTTATTTCCATATCTTAAAAAGTTAGCAGCAGTGAAGAAATATTGAAAAGTATCAATATTTGGACCACCAAACAACTGATAAAGATCATTTTCACTGCTTACTATGATTCGCTGGTCGATAGGACCCCACTGAAAGTGTCCTGCAATACCGGCTGGCGTAGTAGCAATAGCCGGAATTATAGAGGTCAAATCCCGTTCTGCTACTTTTACACCGGGGCTAATTTGAAATGCCATTTATTCATCTCCTTGAAACTATAAATTCGATAGTCTTTCGTAGAATTATTTATGAAATTTTAGTTTTTGCACTGCATTTTCTTAAAAATCAACTGGGGTGTCATCTTCCTCTAAAAAGTTACCTTCCATGAATCCAAAAGAACTATTGTCTTCTTCAATTTTCTTTAATTGTGCTTCGTACAATCTCTTACGAATATCTGAATTTGTAAAATCTTTAAAGTAAGGTTGGGTTGTAAGCCAACTAAAAAGAACTAGGGTTGTTACCAAATCATCATGGTTTCCTTCTGATGCCTCAAACTTATCATTTCCGGCAACAGTGTTCTTGTTAATAAACGTACCCAATTCTGCAATAATATCAAAATCTTCAAGAAGTAACTTTTCGCCTTCTATTAAGTCTTTTAGTATGCAACAACCCTGTGTTTTAACAGAGTTGCTCATGTTCACACCATAATTAGATTTCCCCTTACCACCAAAACCACCATTTGCTTTTTGCCCTTTTTTATCGCTAGAAATCATAACTATATTTGGATATTCTAATTCGGTGTGCAACAACTCCGCCACAGTCTGACCAAGATCATTAATTTCCATAAGAACATAGGCTTCGTTATATTGATCTGCAACTTTCTTAATATAAGAAGGATACACTTGGTGAGACATTTTATTATTTCTAAATTTGGCAACCAATTTATATGGCGATGTTGTACAATCTATTACAGAAAAGGCGTGATAGTCTTGCTCAAGACCTCTTCCTGTATCCGCACACAATGAATACACATGATCTTTTTCTGGTGCCTCATAGATATCCAAACCATCTGTAGATTTTGTTATTGGTTCTTTGTATGTAAGAGTATTCAATTTTCCTGGAGAGATAAGAGTATTTTCTGATCCCAAAAATTCATTTTCAAATTCTACTCTCCACTGCAATTCCGAAGTATTTTTGATTGTCTGTTCTTTGAACTTTTGGTCTCTTCCTGGAACTTCCCACCAATGAGCTTCAACAGGAACGTAGTTATTTTTTTTATCTACAGCATCTTTCCAAATTTTATAAAAATGATTCATACCATTTGGAGTTGATATAATCACTAATTTAGTAGTAGTACCAGATGTAATAACTGGATATACAGAACTAAAAAATTCTTCTGCAATATTATTACTTACGAATGCAAATTCATCTAGAACAATAATATTTCTAGATGAACCACGAATAGCAGATGAAGATGTAGCAGATACATCTAATTTACTGCCATTTTCTAATTCTATAGAAGTTTTGTTCCACTCTACAGTTCCTTGCTGCATCCAAGAAGGAAGATTTTCATATGATTTTTTAAGACGATCTATTAGTTCTCCTGCGGTTTTTGCTTTATTTGCAAGAATAGCAA